TAATCACTGCCCAGATGATTGTGATTGTAAAAAATCCTAAGACTTAGGAGTCTGACCTAACATATCTTTTAATGATGGAGCAAATACTTTAACATCTCGTCTGATTTTTTCAGCAGTTGTTGAAGTGTTTGGATCATCTATGTCAGCTTGCATTGCTTCTTCTGATTCATACTCCTGACCCGTATCCATATTTGTTAATGTTGTTTCAGTTTTTACTTTATATCTAGGAATTACTCGACCATCTTCTAAGGTCACTGTTCCTATTTGTTCAGCATTTTCAATTATCGGCATTATCTCTCCAATTTATATTAAAACTTAAAATTACTCTATCTTCTTTAGAATTATTTTTTTCTACTTCATGTTGTAACCATGATGGGAAAAAAATCAATGAATTTTCTTTTGGCTCCCAAGATACACTATGAGCAAGTGATATGACCATGTGATCGTTTTTTGGGGGTGATAAGACCTCTGCTTGTGGTTTAGGCTCTAGAAACACTATATTACCGCTTTTATGGGGTACTTTTAGATAAAGCACTCCAGACAGGTAATTGAACGGGTGTGTATGCACTTTGTTCCTAGATCCAGGTGGATTTATCATGCCCCATATACCTGTCATTTCAGGCACGTATTTTTCTTTTACACCTAAATGCTGAAAACACTCTTTTGCATGCAAAAGTATATCGGCTACAGCAGGTTTAAACTCTTCATCTTTGTAAAGCTTATCTGTGCTGTGCCAACCACCGACGTTAGATCTTGGCATACCTTTTTCATCTTTTGCTTTTAATTCGTAAAGTCGATCTATTAAATGACTATGATTCGTTAAATCTTCTTGTATCATAACAGGGGTTATGAATAATGCTTGTAAATCCATAATATTCCTTTCTAAAGTTGACCTTTTGTAACCTCCATAAAGCTCACAATTATATGAACTT